TGTTTTGATCTGGTCCAAAGAACATGGTGCTCTTTGTAAAGTCTACTTTTTCTCTATTAAATACTGTCTTACTCACTGTTTACTTCCTCTTCCCTATATAGCACAAGCTTCACACTCTTCTTCGTCCTCTAAAGGCTTACCATCAGGCAAACCAACTTGAGGTTCAAAAGAGTTTGTTGTCTCTGTCTTAATTTCCTCTTCACTCGGATCACTCTTGAAATCATAAGTGTTCTGATAGTATGATGTTTTCCATCCATACTTATATGTTTTTAACATATCTTGTAACATAACACTCATTGGAACTTCATTGTTCTCAAAGTGAGTTGGGTTGTACGACCAATTACCACTAATGGCTTGATCAAAAAACTTCTGCATTACTGCAACAATATTTATGTAACCCTCGTTACTTGGCATATCCCACAATAAAGTATAGTTATTCTTTAACGTTTGATACTGTGGAACAATCTGCTTAAGAGGCCCTTTCTTGGACTTCTTAACGGACAAGAACCCTCTAGGTGGTTCGATTCCGTTGGTTGCGTTCGACACAATGGAACTGCTCTCCGAAGGCATCTGTGCGGACAATGTGCTGTGCCGTAACCCGTGCTGTTGAATGTCATTGCGAAGAGTATCCCAATCATATTTTAGTTTTATAGAACATACCTCGTCTAAATCCTTTTTATAAGTGTCAATGGGTAATATGCCATCACTATATTTAGTGCGATCAAAATACTCACACTTTCCTTTTTCTTTTGCTAACCCATTACTAGCCTTCAGTAAGTAATACTGAAATGCTTCTGTTAGCTCATGCACCTTGGTAAGTGCCTTCTTATCTGAATACTTAACACCGTTCTTTGCTAGATAGTGTGCTAGTCCAATGTAACCTATACCTAAACTTCTTCTTGCTTTAGTAGATATCTCTGCGGCTTTCACTGGATACTTCTGATAATCAATAATCTCATCTAACCCTCTAACGGCTAAATCACATAGCTCGTCCATATCATCTAATTCTTTTAGTGTACCAACATTGATAGCACTTAAAATACATAGTGCAATCTCTCCTTCTGGATCGTCAATGTGTTGTAAAGGTTTTGTAGGTAGTGTAATCTCTTGACATAAGTTGCTCATGTACACAGTATCTTTAAATGAACTGTGTGTATTAGCATGGTCAACGTTCATAATATAGATACGTCCTGTTTCTGCACGTTCTTTAACTAGAGCAGAAAATAATTCCATTGCCTTAACTTTGCGTTTTCTTAATGAAGTTTTACGTTCATACTTTTCATATAGCTCAGAAAACTTATCTTGATCAGCATAAAAGGCCTCGTATAAGTCTGGTACATCGTGCGGTGAGAATAAAGTAATATCTCCGTCAGACAAAAGTCTTTCGTACATAGTTTTATTAAGTTGAATAGAATAATCTAATCTACGTACTCTATTGTCTTCCGTACCTTTGTTATTTTTTAAAACAAGTATGTCATCAATCTCATAGTGCCAAAGCGGGAAGTGGGTAGTTGCATTACCTCCACGTACACCATTCTGTGTACAACACCTTACCGTTGATTCGAATTTCTTTAGAAACGGAATCAAGCCAGTGTGTGCTACTTCACCACCTCTAATTTTAGAGTTGATTGCTCTAATACGTCCTGCATTAATTCCTATGCCTGCTCTTTGTGCCGTGTACCTACCAATAGCCATATCGCTTGAAAAGATACTATCAAGAGTATCGTCGGTATCAACAAGAACGCAAGAAGCAAATTGTCTAAGAGGTGTACGTACACCGGCCATGACTGGCGTTGGGATATTGATTTTAAAAAGGGAGGTCGCATCATAATATTTCCTCACATATGACATTCTAGTTTCTTTAGGGTAGTCAGCAAATAAAGTTGCCGCAATCATCATGTACATAACTTGTGGAGACTCATAAATTTCTCCTGTGCTTCTGTCTTGGACAAGATACTTGTCTACAATTTGTCGAAGCCCTGCATACGTAAAGTTCTCATCTCTGTTATGCTTGATGTATTTGTTAAGTTGTTTTAATTCTGTTTCAGTGTACTTCTCTTTGATGTTACCATCATATACACCACCAGCAATATTTCTATCAATAATCTTTGTTATTGGTACTGGATTGTATTGACCAAACGTTTCTTTATAGATAGGGTAAAGCAAAAGCCTTGCCGCCGCATATTGATAGTTTGGATTTTCCAACGTAATAAGATCGTTGGCACTTTTAATTAATATCTCTTGTATTTCTTCTGTGGACATTCCATCATAGAATTGAATGTTAGCTGTCATTTCAATCTGCGATGCACTAGTTCCTGTTAAGCCGTCGGTGGCTTCTTCAACAACAAAGTGGATTTTATTAATGTCCAGGGGTTCTACCGAACCATCGCGTTTTTTGATTTGTATACCAACGCCATTTGACATTCTACGTGCTCCTGTTAATTTTAATTCCTAATTGATAATGTATTTATTGTAGTGCCGGCATCTTATAAATGCGTTGTGAAACAAAATGTGTGGGTAATTCATCCTTTTGAACAACCTCATTATATTTGTAACACAAAATATTATTTTCGATACAAACAGGATAACAAACGTCCTCATTATCGTAGTCCCTAACTATATGTATCTCGAACTCACTCCGAGAAAACCTATTAGTTAATTGTAAAGTATAGCACACCCCTAAGCTATTTGTCAAGTCGCAAATGCTGTTTTGAGCAAGTAGTTCCCAAGGAGTGGGCCATGTGTCCATATCCCACGGGTCTACACTTAACTTTGATCGGGGTAGCTTGTTATAATAATCCACAACGTCTTGGAATGGGTTCAGACTTACCTCTAGTTGTTCTCGAAACTTTGTCCAGTTAACAAGCCTAAGCTCGTAATTTTCTTGCATGATTAGGTTTTGTATCTAACTCTAAATAATATATCGCCTGTGTCACTTGTAGTCGTGTTCTTCATTGAAATAACTACGGTGTCATTAGTTGCATCACTGTTCTCATCTGTTAGTGAAGCACTAAATTCTAAGTTTAGTTCATAGCTTGATGCACCTGAGTATGTAAAGTCGTCTGTAATCTTTGTTGTACCATCTGCAATATTACATACTATATCTAGTTTACCTTCTCTAACTGCATTTACCTGTGAACTTTTGTATATGTATTCAACTTCTATATTTCTAGTAGTATAGCCAGGTACTCTTAAAACTCTTGTTGCAACGTTTTGTTGTGTTACAGGAAACCTATAACTAAATTCGTTGTCAAATACACCTGGGCCTTCTACTTCAGGAATATAAGCATATCCTGATATAAAGTTTTGATCGTAACTTAAACTTGCTGTTCTATCAAACCAATCTGAGTTTGATGAATTAGAAAGAGCAGTACCATCTGTAAACAATATAACACTATAAACTGCATTACCTTCTGTACCACCATTGTTACCTACACTAATAAATCTATTATTGTGTGAAGCATTAAATTGTCCTTTGTGTACCCATAATGCTTGTCTGTCAATATCATGGAATTCTGAATTGTGTACAACATTTCTTTGTGGACCTGTTGCCATACCTTGTCCACCTATGCTTGTAGTTTCTCCCCACACCATTCCGTATCTTAATGTGTCAAATTCACAATGGTCGAACACGTTCTCAACAACATCAAAGTCTGACATCACTCCAGTACTGTGTCCTTTGAATCTAACATTTTTAAAAGTGTTTCTATTACAAGACACAGCCGTTGATAAAGCTACCATCTTAACACCACATTGATTAGATGCTGGTGTTGATCCACTTGACCATGTTCCGTCAATACATAAATCTTCAAACGTACTGTTTCTACATGATGTTAGTAATATACCTGAGTTTGTAGTAGTTTGTACTAAACTCAAACCTTTTAACAAAATCATGTTAGCTTGGTTTAAAGTTGTACTTGAACTGTCTTGTGCATAACTTCCTGGTGTTGATCCTGAGTTAACAGTTTCAAACACAGGAGCATTGGCACCTTGTGTAATTTTTACTTTGTCTGCCCCTGCTCCAACAATAGTTGCATATGGAGGAAGTTTCAAACTTGCACTTAAAAGATATTCACCTGCTGGTATATGTAAAGTTACTCTACTTGCAGTTGAACCTTTAGTTGCTGAATTTAAATATAATTGATCAATAGCTCTTTGTAATACTACTGTTTGATCTGATCCATCACCTGTTGCACCATATGACTTGACACTTACATCTTCGTCTAGTCTTTCTTGTAGTGTTCTTGTAACAGGTAACATAGCAGTTGTACCTGTCTGCATTGTAGTAATTTCTTTTTGATATGTATATTGATCTGCGAAGCTGAATAAGTTATCATGTTGGGTTAATATTTTTGTATTACCAACTGCTGGAGATCCTTCTGATACTGATCCGTTACCAATGTAAAGTTCACGTGTATCTACTGCCCAACCAAACTCACCACCTGCTAATTGTGGTACGCCTGATCCAACGTTCTTTTGACCTCTACGTACTTGTATTCTTGAAATTTGTACTATCGCCACTTACTTGCTCCTTATTACAAGTATTTATGCGAAACGGTCATAGTACATATACACACGATCCCACCATTTTGACTCCCAGCCTTTAAAATCGTCTGGCCATACATCAAATTGCTGGTATTGTCCATCACGAGAACACATAAAAACGTGTCCTTCACGTATGTTAGTGCCGTATATTTCGTTGTGTGCTAATGCATAGGCAGTTAATTGTAATTTATAATCATCTACCCATTCTTCCTTTTTAGGCTTGTTTGTTTGTTTAAAGTCCATGATACATTCCACGCCGTTAAACACGCCTACGAGGTCTGTAGTGCCGGCATAAATCTTAGGATGGTATAATGATACCTCAGAACCCCATATTTCGTTAATATTAGCTAATGCATTATCTTTTATAACTGTAGCCATAGTATTTGCTTGTTGGCTATAAGGGTTACTTCCTGCTTTAGGCCATTCACCTGTCTCTACATAATCCTCTAAAAATTTGTGCATACGAGTACCTACACTTGCGGCCTCTGTAACAATTTCCTGTGCTTTCTTTTCACCTACTCTTTTACGCCATTCTATAAGAGCAGTCTTGTCTTTGGTTTTATCTAATATAGTTGTAACACTAGCAACATGATTACCGTCAGGACAAGCATACAGTCTTTTACCTTCAACTGACTGCTTCTTTAATTCCTCGTAATCAAACTTCTGTACTATTAGGCTCATCTTTCCATCTCGCTTTAAAATTAATAACTAGAACACTTCTCTTATTGGCACTAGGATATGTTAAATGATTTACGTTACCATTAAGTATTACTAGTTTGCCGGGTGTTGGGTTTATTTCTATATGTTGTACTTCAGTATTCGTGTGTCCTAATAACGTTACTAAACTACCATCTGATTCTTCGAAGTACATTACTGTACTAATAAGTGAATCTTCGTTCGTATGATTGTGTACTTTCTGATATCCATTTGGTTTATAGTCAATGTACCAACTGTGGATAGCACTTACTTGTTCAATCGGAATATTGTTGTCCTGTAATTTTTTAATTACGAAATCGTTGAATCCTAAAGAGATATTATTGATGTCACAAGTATTTTGTGTTCTATCAGGATAGTCTGTAGTTTCCGTATAACTTCTAATCATGACTTGTTTGATGTTCTCCCAATCAGGGTATTCTGTTTCTATAACAAATTGTCCTGGGGCGAAGTAACTATTATCCATCTTTGTGCCAATCGTGTCTGTCAGGATCTAGTGTATGTATCATGCCTGGCACTTCTTCATCAGGTGCATAGTATTCAAAGTCAAAGTCTACAACAAATGTTCTACGTGGAGCCTTAGCAGGATAAACACCGTGCCATACTCTACCATCTAGTATTACAGTTCTACCTGGATAAGGACCAAACTGTGTCATAACCTGTGTGCCATCTGGATTAGGCATTAAAGTATATAACATACCGTTGTCTGCTGACTGTTCGTTACTTCCTGTTGTAGGTTGTGAATCCATTGCCATTACCATACTAATACACATTGGACCATGATTGTGTATTGCTTGATAGCCACCGTCGTTGTAATCTACACACCAACACTTGCTAACCTTAATACTCTTAACAGGTATTCTGTTTCTTCTAATCTGTTTCATTACCCAGTTTACTAGCTTATCCCAATTGAGCTTGTCAAACTTGTTTTGATCTATTGGTGGAAAGTTGGAACCTGGATTTGCTTTGTTTACTTCAAAACTTGTTTCATTTAATGTTTTAGAACTAGGAAAGCCTACCTGCTCTGGTGTGTCAGGATTCATCTTATCTGAACGTACAACTTCTCCTCCCCACTCAGCCAAGTTCTTAGGAGTAACATCATATTGATATCCTCTGAACGTAGTTTTAATCTTACTTTCATCTTCTCCTTTGTACTCATCACTTTCAAATAAAGTAAGGAACTCATCATAGAAAGGACACTTCACATCTATGATCCATTGATTACTTGCACTATGAAAGTCTGTGCTTGAATTAGGATTTCTGTTTGCAAAGTTACTTGGTGCTATGTGTTCAGTCTTTTCAGTTGTCATACTACTCCCTTTCCCATCCTCCTGGGTTGTCCCAACTTGTATAATACGGATCGTTAAAGTTAGGATCGTCCATACCCTCTACTGCATTAACTTCGGGTATATAATGTTTAAGCATATTCTCTACGCCTAGCTTCAATGTTACTGTGCTACTTGCACAACCTGAACAAGCACCACTCATTAACATTGTAGCAACGCCTGTCTCCATATCAAAGTCTTGAAGTTTAACAACTCCGCCGTGCATTTCTACACTTGGTTGAATACTCTTCTCAACTATTGATTCAATTTCTTTTACAATTTCTTCTTTTGTTCTATCTGTCATAATTTTATTGCCCCCTTTCTCTACCATCGCAATTAATAGTAAAGGTTATTCTATTTCCACTGCTTTTACTTGCTTGAGTCTTGTGAGTCATCCAACCAGGAAATAGTAGTACGTCATTTGTATTTACGTTAACTTCTCTCCAGTAGTCGTGTATTGTTCCTTCTGGTATCCTTGAGTAGGCACACCATTGTGATCTCAGTAGTTGCTCAAACATAATGTTTCCGCTATCTTGGGGAACTTGTACATAAGCAGATACCACTACATTAGTTGAACCATGTTCATGAGGTAAAGTATGAGCATCTATATTGTGTATATTGGTCCAACTACCTGTAGCTACGATATCTGTATACTGAACGTCCCATTCACGTAAACAGATTTCTATCTTTGGCCTTAGCCAAGTCATAAAATCTTTATTGCAGTCCCATTCGTGTGGAGGATTAGGATGACCGGCAGTTGACTTTCCGCCATCTGCTTCTGTTTGATGTAGTTCGGCTTCTTTAGATTGATAATCCAAGAATTGTTCTATATCGAATCCAGGTTCGTAATTATATTTCCATACCAGGTTTGGTAAGACTTTTACTTCGCTCATTCATATACCTCTTCTACAAAGTATATAACAAAATTAGTTAAATGTCAATTAAAGATTGGCGGAGGTTGCTCGTTTTGCCATTTGGTCAACTTCATCTGGAGCATCAGATTGGACAGGAGCATCACTATCAGCTTCTTGTTTGGTGCCAAGTGTGACACCTTTCTCATCAAAGTTCTTAACTAGATTTTGTAAATCAGGGTTGGCATCATACACTTGTTTGAATCCATCGTAATCAAACTGTTGCATATCCATATTGTTCATTAATTGATTGAGTGCTTCAAAAGAAAGATAGGCAGGCTGACTTTGTGAATCAGCACTACCTATTGTGTTTCTAAAAATATTTACGAGTGCTTCTTTGGAATTGGTAGCTTCAGTTACTTTTTTGGCTGAGCTACTTCCTTTTTTTTTGAGTCAGTTAACATCTGACCTAATCTTCTGCTTCGTTCTACGGATTCTCGTTTTTCTCTGTCAGCTGGTTCTTCTCCACCGACTGCAGGTTCACTTGCTCCAAACTCATCTGCTACTGGTTCTTCAACACCTGCGTCCGCATCAACTGTTGGTTCCATCTCAGCTTCTGGATCTTCTGCTGGAGCCTCTGGGTCTGCACCCATTGTTGCCGGAGCGCCTTCGCCTGTTATAATGGCTACGCCACCTGTTAGTGCTTCTCTAGTAGTTTCAAAAACTGTGTATAAATTTTCTAATGCTGGTTTTACAGTATTAATGAATTCTTCGCTCTTTTCAGAACCAAGTTCGTCTCTGATCTTATCGCCTAATTCTAGCATTGATTCAGTTTGCATTTCTGCTGTGTCTTCCATCCAGCCTGTAACTCTGTCAACCATGTCCTTTGCGGCCATAGTTAATGTAGCGGCTTCTTCTGCGCCTTCTGTTACTTCTACGTCTTCATTTTTCTTTGCAATAGCCTTTTGTAAGCCTGCGGGTAATTTCTTTTGTTTTGCAGATAAGCCTTTTTTATCATCTTTGTCATCACCTTTTTCGTCTGCGGCTTTTGACATTGGCTCTTTTTTATCACCATCTTTGTCTAAGTCTAAAAAGTCTGGTTTTGCCTTTTCGGCAAGTTTAGTTCTCTCTGCAATTTCTTGGTTGATTACGTCTAGGAACATTCTACCTTTTTGGTATGCATCACTTGTATGAACTGTATCGAAACTTTCGTTGGTTTCAACTTGACTTAACTGTGTACGTAGTCTGTTACGTGCATCTTCAAGCTGTTCATTAGTAAAGTCCTGCAAACGTAATTTCGTTCCAAAAGTTTTTGCCAATGACTCATTTAAGTCTTTAGCTGATACAATCTTAAGTTCGTTTATTTTCATAGCTCTCGTTCCTAACTGTTATAGTTATTTATCTTCAGTCGTCAAAGATATACTCGTCTAATTGGCAGATATAGTTCCAAGTATGGTCTTTAGCCAGTTCAAACCGCATTTCCGCGGCATCTCTGCGGAATTCATCGTCTGTTTGCTCTATAGTATGCTTGTGGAATAAGCTATCCATATAGTGCTTACATAGTGTTTGATCCAATCTAAGCACCTCATTTGCCATAGTTTCGTTGTTTCTAGCTCTAGCTTTGGAATATGCTATTGCTCCACGTTTACTAAATGTAGTAGCTACCCTTTTATGTGTTGCTACATCAAATAGTATGAACCCACCTTCTTTTTTGGATTCTCTAAATATTGTATTCTTAATACGTACTGACTTACCTTTGCCTTTGACATATGGAATATAAACCTTCTTAAGGCCACTCTCCATGATCTCATCTAAGTCTGCTTGAAGTTTAGTCGGATTCATTAGCAACTACCACTGTCATTCCGTTTCTATCTACTTTAGTTATAAGAGCTTTTCTTATAAGTGCTTCGATTACGAATTGTTCTCTTTCAGGGAAAGCATTCATAGGAACAGGATGTTTTAGTTTTTCTAATACTTCCTTTTCCTCATTACTTGTATGAATACTGAACTCGCCTAATAAATCATTTATCTTCATTATACTACCTTCCCAGCCATTGGGTTAGTACCACCCGTTGCCTGGTCTGCTTTTTGTTTAACTACTTGATCTAATTCTTTTTTATTGTATACAAATGCTGTGGGTTCGCCCTTTTTGGCTAATGGATTTTTTAATGTAACCATATCACCTTTAATATCATCTATATCGAATTCAGTCTCTTTTCCCCCTTGAGTGGGTATTGCTAATTTACTTCCTTTTTTAAGGATAGCCTGTGTGACTTTGTCTTGTGCTTGTTGAACAGCTTTAACTGCCTTGGTACCTATGCCTTTGGCTTTATTGGCACCAACCTTTCCTAATTGAGCTCCCATCTTTACTCCAGCCTTGGCCGCGGCTGATCCCATCTTAGCACCTACACGACCAACGGCCGCTAATGCAGGAACTACTTCAACAATTTCTTGTTCTTGTACAGGTTTTGTAAAATCCTTTGCTCTCATTATTTTCTTCTTCCAGTTTTAAATTTCTTTCTACGTGCCGGAGCCTTTCTATAACGTTTCTGTGTCTGTGGCTTGTTAGCAGTAGTTAGTCTTTTAGTTAATCCACCAGCCCTTTTAATACGTTGGCTCTTAACTTTCATTACACTTCCTTTACGTGCTTTAGCTCTCTTAATATTTAATGCACTACCAACCTTCTTCTGTGCATTACAGGTTGCCGGTTGTGCTACAATACGTCCTTTACGTGAGCCAGATGTGCATCTGTATTTGCGAACAAGTTTACCCTTGTTTCTACCCCAAATTTGGATAACACCTTCTTTAATAGATTCAGTCATTATCTCTTTAATAAGCATTATCTACGTCCAGCTTTGTTTAACGCCTGTACTCTACGTGAAGCTGGGTTAGTACGTTTTGTACGTCTGGCCTTCCTCATCATACGAGCACCTATTCTAGCTCTAGTGCGTTTTAATGTTAGTCGTGCTTTCATATTAGGAGCCGCAAAGCATTGTGCCATCTGCTTTACGATACGTCCTTTACGTCTACCAACTGTGCAACGATACTTACGCACGACCTTTTTACCAGATCTTGCCCATATCTGCTTTTCAGTTAATGATTCATATATCTCACGTACTAGCATACGTGTATTTATGTTTGTTTTAGGGGAAGTATTATATTAAGGAAGGTTAAGTTAATGTAACTAGTATTACGACTATGGTTGACAGCAGTCCAGCAACGATTGTGCCAGTAGCACCTATAATAACTTTTACCATTGATTTATTACCATTTGTAATATCGGCGTGGATATGTTCTACTTTAGTCTCAATTTTAGACAGTCGTAGCTCTAAGTTATTATATCTTTGTTCGCACAAATCAACGTGTGCTTCTAAGTTTTCTCGTTCTAATGTTGTGGCTCTTGCCATCTCTCTCTCCATTCCTTATTCTATCGTGGAAGGGGCCTATATTTTAATCGCCTTTAATTTTAGATGTAATGTTTGCCTATGCACTAATATTTATTAAATGCCTACGTTTCATTATCTACTAATTTAAAAATAATGTTACGAGTAGCATTATTCTTTGTACGAAACGCATTATTATTTATCGTTATTGTTTCTGTTAATCCAGCAATTACTGGTACTAAATCAAAGTCATCTTTGAGGAAATCTACGGATAGTGCGTCCTCTTGTTCAATGGTAAACTTGAAGTACCAAAGCCTTTGTTTGCCTGTATATTCTGATCCAAACTCTCCGTTAGTAATATCAACGTCTTCAACACATTTTGGCTTTGTGTCAAAGTAAGGGTTAGCCCTCAGTCCGATGACTTGTAGAAACGTGTTCCAATTAGCTTGTTGGCTGATAGCAGTCCTATCTTCGCTTCTGAATTTAGTCTGTCCTGTTTGGGTGATGTCTATTAATGTAGCAATCTCAAAGTTCATACTCATACTTATAGTCATAAAAAAAGGGCGGAACAATAAATGAACCGCCCTTTTATATTAGTTTCAGTAACTAACTAATTAACTTTGGATTACGCCGCTGTTAATGTAGTTGCCGCAACAACGTCTGAACCAGTAACGTCAATGTCGTTTGGTCCAACAGTTGTTCCTAAGTGTCTGATAGCCGCTTGTAAAGAAGCCGCGTCCCACTGAGTGTCGTCAACTAAAAGTGTTGCTGTACCGGCAGTTGAATCTGTGAAAGATGATCCAATTGCGTTAGTAGCCATCATGATAGCCTCAACAACTTCGTTAGCCGCGTCGTCTTCTGCTCTGATGTCTTGTGCAGAGTTTGATGCGTTTTGTACTGTTAATAAATAAGCGCCGATGTTAGCACTTGATCTGTATGATCCAACAACGTAGTTGCCGAATCCGTTTACTCTTGATATTCCAGCCATTTTATTTCTCCTATTTTCTAATGACCATACACACGTTTCTCTTGTGTGATATGTTACTAGTATTTATAAGATTTTGGAAAAATTGCTTGTTATCGGCGTTTTTTAGCTCGACTTTGTAAAGATCTTAGCATTTGTACGTATCCTGGCCCTGCTTTTACTATATCGTCTATTACTTTAATGGCAGGTAGGTATTGTTTTACAAAGGTAGATGGAATACTGTTTCCACTACGAGCAAGTTCTAAAAACTTTTTAGTACCTACTAAATTCTTTGAACCAACTAAGAATCTATACATAGAAAGTTCTTGTCCTGATACACCTATGTCAGCTACTGAAATAGTTGGCTCATTGTCTTTAACTGATCTTGTTTCTAAGTCACGTTCAGCTAATAGTTCTTCCATGTAGATGATTATATCACTACTTCTAAGTTTGGCTCTGGTAGCAAGAGCTAATCTAGTTGCTACCTTTTTCTTTTCCATTGTTGACAGTCTATCAAAGTTTCCTAAGTATCTACGAGTGGCTTTATAATCTGCATTGGAGATCTTGAGTGCAGTTTCTATACTCATAAATGTTTCACCGAATCTTGATACCTGTCCGTTTGATAGTGTTGTTAGATATCTGTTGATATTCATCAACGGTAGTGTAGTTCTTCTTGCTACCATTCTAGCACTATCAGGATCTTTAAGTTTTGCTAAGGCTTCGTCATCACCATTCACAAAGTAAATGAAGTTATGTAAGTCTGTGCCATGCATTTGAAAACGTTTATAGTTTGTGTCTTTAGTTTTCTTTGCATAGGCTCTTGCATAAGGCATATACTTTGGATACTTGCTAAGAAGTTCAAGCACTAACATAGTTAGATACAATCTTTCACAGCAATCGTTATAGGTTAGCTTTGCTGTGTCACCCGAGTTGCGGGTCATTCTTGCTTCGTATAGGTCTGATAAAAACTCTAGTTCCATTTGCTTATTCCTTCTTAACTTGTATAAGCTGATCTTTCTTTGTTTCCGCCATCACCCATGTATGCCGCTTTAAACATTCCGATCATTTCCTTTTGGTCTTTAGCATCAAGCATCATACCTAGTACTTCATCGTTTTGGATGTCTGTTGTAAACTTTCTTTTAACATCAGGCTTAACTGCGTCTGTAGTTAACATCATCTTAAGAGTCTGTGCTTTCTCAGGAGTAATATCATACTTCTTACCACTATCACTTACAACTTTTTTGATTGGGTTAGGGTTTCCTCTGCTGTCTAACACTTTTCCTAATTGCGTAATCATAGGTTCTTTCTTGAACCCTTTATCCATTCCAGCTTCGTCATCATCAGCCGGATCCATTTGTTTCTTTAAAGCATCAATGGCGTCTTGGTCGACAGCATCAATTTCTTTTATAAAGTCATTTGCTTTCATTGTTTATCTCCGTTATCTTTGTACTGCTCTGTTAGCCGCACTAAAGCCAGCACGATTAACAAATTTAATATCACCAGTTGGGTGAGCCAGTACATAACCTTCACCACCTGGTTTGTTTCCTATTGATGCTTTTACATCAGCAGGTTGTTGTTCAAGCTGATCAATAATATTATCTTTAACTTTCATAATACCTGATACTACTTGCCATAAAGCACTAAAGGCCTTAATGTTTGTTTTGACATACTCAGTCATCTTTGCCTTCTTGGGTGCAGAAACATTACTGTTCTGTAACCACTGCATAAAGTCTTTGCCTAAGTTGTCTAATCCTGAATCTGTTTTACTGTTTACATATTGGTATAACACATTTGAAAAGTCAGTCATCTTCATTTCTCTTAATTTGTTTTTATCAAGCAATGAATCTAATGCTGATGAATTCTTTGTAACGATTGCACTGATATTATTAACACCACTCATATCTACTTGTGGTGGCTCTTGTACAGTGACTGGAGGTAACACCAACAATTGGCTACCTTGAAATATATCATAATCGGTCAATGGTTTTTCACTACCTTCTGGGTCAACTATTCTATGAATTACAACCCCTGCTTTACTAACGGAAATACGTTTACCTATGTCACTGTCTGTCTTTACTGTATAGGAAACTATATTTGGTTTAAAAGTAAATGCACCGTTACTCTCTTGTGGTGTGTTAAAATATAATAAGTCGCCTTTGAAGTAGCCTCTGTGGTCTTCTGGTATTGCCTTTTCAAACACAGGAAATACTGATTTCATATTACCTGCGAAAACTTTATAACTATCGTTAGGTTGTCCTTTACCTCTACTTAATAACATTTTTTCAATATCATCTGCTGATTTACTTTTACCGTCATAACCTTTTGCAACAAAGCCTGACTTATCTGTAAACACAAAGTCACCGTTATCATCTCTGCCAAATATAACTGCTGGAGAGCCGTCCCATTTAATTGTAAGTGATTGTGTGTTTCCTTTTGTTAATCCTATAATAGAATCAATAACACGTTTCGCTCCTGCACTACCTTCCCAGAAGATAATATCTTCTGCATGATCTATACGAGCACCTTCTCTAAGGATATTATTGAATTCATTAAATTTCATTACGGTAACTGAAGTCCTTCTTTTTCAAAGTAGTCTTTAGCATCTTTAACTAGATTCTCATAGTTAGGATCTGTTTTAATTTTTGCATTGATAGTTTCAACACTTCTCATATCATCAGCACTTGCACTATCACCCATTAAAGTTTTTGCTACTTCGTTTGGATCTTTGGTTACAGGTTCGTTAGTAATTCTATCTACTAATCCGTTTGTTGGTGACCACTTGTAACCTTGTGCTTTTGCAATACTGGCTATCATGATCATTCTATGTTGTCCTTTGAATTCACTGTCAGCCGCACCACGTAGGGCAAACTGCATAAATTTAGGATCACCAAACATTAAATCTGTTTGTACAAATCCTCTCTTAGGATCTCCATTGATTGGTGTTTTGAAATGTACACTAATACCTGTCTTTGCTATCCAGGCTCTATCATCATCGTCGGGTGCGTTTTTATCTTTCCAGGCTTTAAGTTTTCCTACTAGCTCATCTTTGTTTACAGTCGCTTTATCAACTGCAACGTCTAAGTCACCTGATGTAGGTTTGATGCCAGTCGATCCTAGCATAAAATTTACATGGTCAAGTCCTGTTATTTTTTCCAGCCATTTAAGTGTAGGCTCTACATCAGCTTTGTTTATTCGCTGTGTTGCTTCGGCACCATCTGCTGTTTTGAATACGTTACCACCCTCATTTAGTATCATCTGATTTCCTTGCTTCAACTATTTTATCTATACCACGTTTAAACTTACGAGGGTCTCCGCTTCTAATACTGTTGATAAAACGTCTTTCAATCTCCTGTGCGGTATCCGGATCATAGCTTTCTGTAACCCTATTAAGCAGATTGATAGCACTTTCAATAATGTTATTACCAGTAGATTGGATAAGAGCATCATTATTGCTAGTTCTATGAATGCTGTTTAACTCTTCTAGTATTGATCGTGTACGTTTTCTCATGGCTTTGTTCCCTTATACTGTATTTAGTGTTATCAAAATAAAAAGTTTCACAAAATCGGTTGACAGGTACATTGTTATATAGTAGTATAAGTAGCATACAACTTAATATGCGGGTGTCGTATAGTGGTAATACCTCAGCCTTCCAAGCTGATGCTAGGAGTTCGATTCTCCTCACCCGCTCCATATTTTATGCATATTTAATAAATATGTGTATGCACACTAGATTAAAAAAATCTATCAGTAAATTAAACTTTAAAGAAAAGTCATTGCTGTTTGCTGAATTGAGTGCTATTGCATACCTTTCCAAAGCAGAAGCAACTAAAAAAGGCAAAGCAATTGGATTTACTACTGTAGAATATTACGATCAAAAAGGTGCTCAGTCTTATAGATTTATGAATAAAGATGACATTGTAATTGCTTGTAGGGGTACAGAACCTACAGAGTACAACGATATCGCCGCTGATGCAAATGCACTACCAGTTATTGCAGAGACAGTATCACGTGTTCATGCAGGATTTAAAGCAGAAGTAGATCAACTTTGGCCACAAATAACTGAGGATCTGTTTCGTACAGTCAATAAGAAAAAAGATTTATGGTTTTGTGGACACAGCCTAGGTGCCGCAATGGCAACTATAATGGCTTCAAGATGTTTATTACACTTAGATACCTTAGACCCACAAGAACTTTACACATACGGATCACCAAGAGTTGGTTGGTCAGGATACACTAAAAGCCTTGGCATCAAACATCATAGATGGGTAAACAACAATGATATAGTATGCCGTGTACCGTTATGGATAATGGGATATACACATCACGGAGAAGAACATTATCTAAACACATGGGGTAATGTCAGAAGTCCTTCAGGTTGGCAAAGGACTAAAGACAGACTACGAGGTATGTGGCGAGGTATCAAAAAAGGTAAGATTGATAACTTTTCTGATCACAACATAGGTGATTACATTTCACATATCAAAAAATATGTTGATGGTATGGAAACTCCACAAATTTAACTTTTAATTTACCAACGTAAAATAAAAAACTTATTCTTATCCCAATGTTCCTTGGTAAAGCAACCAAAGGCTTTGTGATTAGGTTGTAATTCTCTTGCTATTACTTTTCCTTCATCGCAGTCATGCACTTGCCCAACTAACACTGGTTGTTCATAATTATAACCCAACCATACGATTACCATAAATTTAGTCAACATTGGCTTGTATGTGTAAAGGTTTTGCTACTGGTTCAGGTGCTTCTACTTCTGAATGTTGTTCACTGTCTTCAAATGATTCTGCTACCCAATCATGGATTTCAACAAATATGTTATATGCTAACCATCCGAATAATACTAATTCAAAACTATATAATTTCATTATAATAAACTCCCAGGTAAAGGTTCCTTCCATGTGCCGTGTTTGTCGTATTGTTTTTTAAAATTTCTCATGGTTGCTCCATGATGGTTTTGCATTTCAAAAAACTTATTAAGCATTTTGTTGTTTGGATCTAACCTTAGAACTTCACAGGTTAGAACTTCTTGGATATGCCAATCCATAGGTTGCTTGGTACTTTGCATCCTTGGTCCTTTCAAAAAAAATGGAGCCTTCCCTTGGGTTGGCTCCTGATTAAAATTATAATATACTATATTATTATTATAATGTCAACCTATATTTCTGCACAGGCATAAGAATTAATTTCTAAGCCAACAGAAATTTCTTTGATCACGGGTTTAGTCCATTCCATCGTTAATCTCCAAAAAAGTTTAAAGGTTACGTGCCGGTTGTCTTCTGACCGCGGTCCACAGTAGAATTAATTCTACTATTAATATATAGCATATTCGATATGAACGTACAATGAACAAATGAAAGGGACTCACCCAAAAGTGAGCCCCCAAGTGGTTAAGCTAATTTCTTAGCTATTTCTATCTCTGCTTCTGAGGCAAAGTTTTTGTCCCAGTTGTCTAAATGTTTCTTCATGAAAGCATCAAACACTGGAGGTATTAGTGCGAGTGCAAACAACGTGAAGTATCCTACTCCTGTGTTTGGTGCACCTACTTCATCTAGTTCCCAGAAGTGTGTTTCGCCTCTGTCATGATGATCAGCCTGACGACCTATTTCTATAAAGAACCATGAAGTGAATAGTGTTGAGTTATCCCAAGAATGTCTATAGTCTATAGGCTCGCTTTTTACACGTACCAAACCATAGTGTTCTAGATAGTTAAGTGCTTCTAACTCAAAGTTTGATATTACCCAAACAAGAGCCAATGAAGCAACTCCTAACCAACCACCTGCATAAAAGAACAATGCAAGTGAAGGAACACTCATCATATAACCTCTAATCCATCTGTTACCAAATGATATAAAAGGTTTACCTAAACGTTTTAATCTACCTTTCTCCATCTCAAACAAGAACTTAGATTGACCTAAGTGTGATTTGACATAGTGTGAATAGATATCACGTCCTCTAGGTGCGGTTGCAGGATCATCTTCACTTGCTAATTCCAAGTGATGATTGTACACATGAGCATAACAGAAATGTGCTGAACCTGATAACGCCATCATCCAACGACTAATTACGAATGCAACGCCTTTGGTGTGCGATAGTTCATGCCCATAGATTATACCTATGCCTGCAAATATACCTGTTGATAATACAGCACCTAATAGTTCTGCTCCTGCCATACCATTATATATTTGGTAAGCAAGTGCTAACTGAAGTGCTACAAAGACTGGCAACATCATATACATTACTGCATTCTGTAACCAGGGGATACCTAAGGTGTCACCATTCTCATCAACTGCTCCACGAGTCTGTACGTTGATAAGGGTGTCAAGTATAATGCCTACTCCCAATAGGCCCACACCTGTCCATACCCATGCTCCACCTGCCAACACTCCTGCGAGTGTAACAAGTATCAACAATGGTGCTATGAAATACCTTATGTTTACTAAAAGTTTATTCATTGTGTTCTCCCGGCTTTCACCTGATAGTTAATCACAATGTAGTACGATTATAGCACAATAACAAATTATGTCAAGTGCATATTATTATTTAGTTTGTCCATTTATTTTATGGACACTTATAAGGATTTTAGTATATTATTATATTCTAATGAACAGGATTATTTTGCAGGTAGCAACACTGATTTGAACTGTTTGTATGCTTCTTCCCAACTCCACTTGAGTGAACTTTTATAAACATCAGCACGTATAAGTTTTGTACACTGATCAATAGCAACAGTCAAGTCCTTGTCCATGTAACCGTTCACGCCCTGTTCTATGACATCCTTGGGTCCTACCACAGGATAAGCCGCGACAGGTGTACCACAGGCCATGGCTTCTATCTGGACCACACCAAACGTATCATTCACACTTGGAAACACAAACACATCTGCACCTTGATAATATTTGGCCAGGTCATTTCCTTTTTTCTTGCCTACAAAATGCACGTCATGATATTTCTTTTTCAGTGCTTTTAGATATGGTCCATCACCAACCAGGATCTTTTCTGTGTTGGGAACCTTCAATGAACAAAAATCATCTAAACCTTTTTCATGGCTTACCCTACTCACACATACCAGCACGGTTTTTTGATTGTTAACACGTTCTGGATCAGGTTTAAAATATTCTCGGTCAACACCTCTGGTCCAAGCAATTATCTTTTGCTTGAATCCTTTGGCCTTGAGTAGATCAACCATGCTCTGTGTTGTGGTCATTATGTGGGTTGAATCGTTGTACCTTAACTTCATCCAACGCCAACCCCAATCCAAACTCACCAAAGGATATTTTGCTTTGACAAATTCTGGAAATAGTGTGTGCAAACTTGTTGAAAAGGGAATGTTTAGTTTTCGGCAGGTCCTTGCAAACATGATGCCAATTGGCCCTTCTGGTGTTGCTATATGTATGTGATCCCATATCTGTTTCTTAAGATGTTTTCTAACACTCCAGGGCAAAGGAAAAGCAAGATCTATTTCTGTGTAGCCAGGCATAGGAAAACGCAAACGAAAACGTTTTGGGTGGATCACTGTGATCCTGTCTCCGTGATTGATTGCGTTCCTGTGCAGTTGATCCAGTGTGGTTACTACTCCGTTGGTCTGCGGATGCCAAGCATCTGTCACTAATAAAATCTTTGCCATTATTTTCCTGCGTCCTTGAATTTCTGTATGGGGTTCGCCAACATTCTACCTATGACTCTGTAGACAAAAACTGCTATGATTGGAATTATTATGTTAGGAATTTTCCATTCGCTTGGTACATCGAATGAATAGAATATTGCAACCGAAACAAACACGGATCCAAAGGCGATAGCAAAATCAATTGCCAGTGCTTTCAGTGTCAGTGCTAATTTTATAATGTATCGTTTCAAACTGGCCAGGATCCTTTTCAACCACTGCGGTACATGACTCCACCCAGTCTCCAGTATTGATATAATGTATTCCATGTAATTCCTTATCCGCTGGGGTATGTATATGTCCACAAATAACTCCATCAAACCCCTTTTGATGGCAATGTAGTGCAACAGTTTCTTCAAACTTAAGAATAAAATTTAAAGCCTGTTTGGTCTGTGCTTTCAAGTATTTACTCAAACTCCAGTAATCCATGCCACAGATCTTTCTTATCGCATTGAATTTGACATTGACCCATATGAGGAAGTTGTAGAGATTGTCACCAAACAGCATCAACCATTTACTGTTCTTCATTACCTTGTCAAATACATCACCGTGTATTACCAAATATTTCTTATCATTGGTAACGTAGGTATATTTGTTTAGTATCTTGATTGCACCAAATGAGATATCAAATGGCAAAAACTTACGCAGGTATTCGTCGTGGTTACCAAGTATGTAATAAACCTTTGCACCACGTTTGGCCGCAGTGAGTAACCTACGTATTACGTTTGCATGATTCTGTGGGAAGTACCAACGTTTGCTTAGACGCCAACCATCTATGATATCGCCTACCAAAAATATGTTATCTGCGGTGTGATGTTTTAAAAAGTCACAAAGGGCATCTGCTTGACAACCTCTTGTGCCTAAGTGTATATCTGAAATGAATATACTCTTGAAGTGCTTCATAACACTATTTAATAAATTATTAATCAAAACCTAATTTGTAACAAATCTGTAACATAAATATTATTATGACGGATCCTTTTACATTGATAACGATGATATGCTGGTTAAGTGGCCCACCTAACCTTGATCAAGGCTATTGCGATGTTATGAACGCAGACCATCTAAAAACCAAAAACTATTTAGAATGCACATTTAGAGCAAGAGAATTTGTTAGAAAAAATGAAGACCCATTATTCAAGTATCACGGTGGCACTCACAAGATTGCGTTTTGTATTGATGATTTGGTTACAGAAAGTTTATTAGATGACGACCATGAATTCACTTATGACGAGTACGCCAAGATATGGGCCACAGGTTCAATCAGTACAACATACTATCTTTACTAATTATTTTTTATATTTAAGGTTGTCCTTGGCAATAGTGTACCAGTAATGTCCGCTTTCTCTCAAGCAATCGTTCTTTTCACGCAACTGTTCTAATGTTTTAACGACTTGTTTATGTTGGTATTCAGTGTACTTACGGCTACCAGATTGAAATGCTTCTAACTTATTGAGCAAAGCATCAATTTGAGGACAGGTAATATCAGGTACTTTAGGTGCTTTCTTTTTCCAAACAGACCATTGGGAAGGTTTACGTTTTTTCTTTTTGAACAGCATAATCTTATTTAGAGTTGACTAACCAAAAGCAAAACACCATGTTAATGATTGTCAACCGTTTTGGCAACAATAGTGTAAAAAATACTTGACATTATGTAACATATAGTATACAATGTAAAGTATAATTAACAAAACGAAAGGCATATAATGGCTAAGTTTAGTAGATTTTTAGGCAGTATAAAAGGCAAAATAGTAATTGGATTAGTTGCAATATTATGTGGAGCAGGATCGTTCGGAACAGGAACGTTTTATCCAAATTACTACATA